CTGACCTCGGTGTTCTTCTTCCCGTGGCAGATGATACCTACGGCAATAATTACCGTGCTCATGATTACCGTGATACACGGCGAATCGAAATATGCTCCCATAGCGGTATGGGAGACGAAAGGATAAGGAGAAAATAATGGCAACAAATCAACCAGCAACAGAAGAACAATGGCAGGCTGAAAGTGATGCCCGTACGATAATGGAGGCAGAGGCCATTAAGGCCGATGAAAAGCGGTTTAAGAAGGCTGTAGCCGCTGCAAAGAAGATGAAAGACGAAGAAGAAGAAAAGATGAAGGCTCTTGAAAAGCTCGCTGACTCAAAAATGGACTATCCAAGCATGAATAAATAAGGAGGTTCTTATGCGTAACAGATGTAAAGGTAAGGGCGGTAAAGGAAAGAGATAAATAAACGGGTTCTCTGAAGGACTGATCATCCGACAGGGACGAAAGAGAGAGAAGGGACACGGTAAGGTGCTTACCCACTTTGCTGTGTCCCTTTTTCTTTGCCCGTATCAAAACCGAACAAGGAGGATTTATGGAACCCGAATTAAACCCGGATGGGACACCAAAAGTGGCACCTGATGGCGCACCAGCAGGCGGTAACGAAGTACCGGCATGGATAGCACAGCTACCCGACACACATAAGGAGAATGAGGCTTTCAAAGGATTTAAGACCATTGGAGACCTTGCCAGCGATTACCTCACCAAAGGGACAGAACTGGAAACCCTTAAGGGCCAGGTTGCGAACTCCATCCCGAAACTTGCGGAAAACGCCACAGACGAACAGAAGGCCGCGTATCGTGCGGCTCTCGGCATACCTGACAAGGCTGAGGATTATGAGGTTGAACTCGTTGACGGCATGGATAACAGCCTTGAGGCGTGGTTCAGACAGACAGCCCTTGAACTCAATATGCCGAAGGACATTGCGAAAGGTCTCTCTGCAAAGTGGAACGGGATGCTTCAGGAGTTTGTCAAGGCTCAGGATGAGGAAAAAGTAAAGGCTCACAATGAGGCCATAGACAAGCTGAAGAATGACTGGGGCGATAACGCGAACACGAACGCAGAGACAATCAAAATAGCCTACCAGCACATCATAAAAGGAGTACCCGCTTTCGATTCTCTCCTGAAAACCGAGGTTGATATAGGCGGGGGCAAGAAAGCCCTGCTCGGTGATCTGCCGGCAATGCAGGAGTTCTCCCTCTGGATAGGCAAGAAGATACTCCCTGATTCATCTCTACCGGGCAATCCGCCGGGCGGAGGAGGTCAGACAGTACCAAAGATGGAATATCCATCAATGAACACAACATAAGGAGGCCACTATGGCAACAGGAACGGATATAGGGGGTGTATATACCCTCATTGATTTGTTAAGGATGATGGCGCCGAACGACGGTACGCTTCTTTTCGTCGCTGAGACACTGGCAAGAAAGAACCCCATCGTGCGCGAAGTACCGATACTTGAGGCGAACCAGGCATTATCGCACGTAGGTAGCAGGCAGTCAAGTCTCCCCACAGTCTACAAACGGTCGCTGAATGATGGCGTCGTTAAATCGGCACACAAAGAAGTGCCGGTCACGGCTCCGATGTCTCTCTTTGAGACAATGAGTCAGATCGACGCGGAGATCCTCAAGCTCGCCGGTGACAAAGCGGCAGCAATGCGGCAGAGAAAGGACAAGGCATTTATCGAGGCCATGGCTCAGTCAGTGGCCGACGAGATTTTCTACGGCTCGGTCGGTGATGATCCTCTCGGCTTCAACGGCCTTGCAACAATCTTTGATAGCTCCACAACGTATCCCAACGGTGACAGTTCGTGGTATTACAACGTTCAGCTTCAGGGCGGCTCAGGCTCGGGTACAACCTCAATATGGGCTATCGAATGGGGTCCTGAGAAAACTCACCTGATCTATCCAAAGGGTACACAGGGCGGCATAGAGATCAACGACCTCGGCAAGCAGCTTGTCGCAGGCACGACCAGCAGCTCATATTTTCTCGCGTGGGTAACACAGTTCATATGGAGATGCGGCCTGTTTGTCCAGGATGAAAGATGTGTCCAGAGGATAGCCAACATCGAAACAGCATCAACGGCAACGGATTACATCTTCGACGACGACAAGCTCATAAGGGCTTTGAACCAGCTTCCGAACATGGGCGAGGACCCGCTGACAAGAATTTACGTCAACAGGACGATCCGCACACAGATGGACATAAGGCTCAAAGACAAGAACAACGTGAACTACACGGCAAACAATGACGCATTCGGCAAACCCGTTCTTTACTTCAGGGGCGTACCCGTTCAGGTATGCGACGGAATCCTGAATACAGAAACGGCAATCTCATAAGGAGGCCAACATGGGATACAGAGACTACAAATTACTTTTCAGTGACAGCCAGACCGTGACGGCAGAGGCATCGGATTACAACCTCGATACCGAAGTCACATATCCGGGCTGGGAGAAAGGCGGGCCTCTTGCGGCAGTGGTAACGGTAGAAACAGCGGCAACGGGGACGACAGGGTTCAAGATATATGTTTGCCATAAGGCAACGGCAAGCCCAAGCACCGGAGATTCAGACCTTTGCATGGTCGTATGCCCCGTAGCAAACCTGGTAAAAGGCGCTGAGATCGTTATTCCGCTCCCCCAGGGCATCCCGATCATGCGGTATGTCGGTCTGTACTATGACCGGATCACCGGTGATGAATCAATGGCGGTTTCGGCATATCTGACCACGTACCCGATAAGCCAGCAGTAGGAGGTAATCATGGCTGAAAAGAAAAACTACATCGTGTTTGCCAAGTGCTATCACGAAAAGAAACTCTATCACAAAGGCGACGTTGTAACATTCTCCGCCAATGAGGTAGTCCCTCACCACTTCAAACTGGTAGGAACCGTTGAACCGCCGGCCGAATCAATCGGCAAGCCGGTAAAGGTCAACAGAAAAGACACGGTGGCACAGTAACCATGAGGGGAGGCTTCGGCCTCCCTTCTCTTAAAAGGAGTCTGTCATGGCCTTTACACAGGTGGGCGTTGTCAATATTGCCTTATTCAACCTTAAACAGAAAGCAATTACCTCAATGTCTGAAACGTCCGTTGCCGCTGAAACGGCAAGCGCAGTCTACGAGTATGTCCTGAAGGAAGTGCTTGAACGGCATAGCTGGAAGTTCGCTATCAGGACAGAGGAGCTCACCAAGGACGATACTTACGTGTCTACCGGAGAATGGGACTATCGGTATAACAAGCCGACAGAAGAATGCCTGAGAATAGTAAAGGTGATGGATGAGGGCGATAGGAAAGTAGCCTATGAGGACATAGCCGATTATATCTACTCTGACTATGACAATAACCTTGGTGATGCAATCGCCGAAGATGATATGTCCGCCGATAATACAACGGACTGGACGGATGATGGAGCGAATATCTCCCTTGCCTTTGACACCGATCACTATGAAGTAACCACCGATGCGGCAAATCAAAACGCATGGATAGCCAGTCTGTCTGTTGAAAAGGGCAGATCGTATAAGCCGCAGATCACATTGAAGGACGGAACGGCGACAAGCAAGCAGGTTGAGCTTTATTTCTATGATGGTACGGCTCAGTATTCGGACGCCTTCACATCATCGGGAATTGATACCGTAATATCCGGGACCTTCAAGTGTGCGAATACAACCGACTCGGCAAGGATAGGCATACGCATTGTAGATAGCCTTGCCAGTTCTAATCTCGAAATCAAGGACTTCACGGTCTATAACGGCGGTGAAGATCCTCTCTATATGAAGTTTGTCACCTACGAGGACGACCCTACGAAATGGACGGCTCAATTCGTCAAGGCGTTTGCTTTCAATATGTCCGCTGCTATGGCTTACAAGCTCGCTCCTGACCTGCAAAATGAAATGATGGAGAAGTATGAATTATCTCTGAATACGGCGATAGCTCACGATCAGTCAAAGGTCTATATCAAGGATGATGCAGGCAATACCGATGTACTCGACGCGGGGAGGACATGAAAGGCCGACCACTCATAAACCAATTTAATGTGGGAGAAGTAAGCCCGCTGATAGATGCCCGTAACGATGTCCAAAAATATTACGGAGCCTGTCGTCGTCTTGAAAACATGATCCCACTCGTACAGGGCGGGGCAAGGAGAAGGCCGGGAACGTACTATGTGGCGTCGTCAAGGTATGCAACCAAGAAAAATAAACTCCTCGGTTTTCGATTCTCAACAATTCAGGCGTACATTCTTGAGTTTGGAGATTATTATTTACGTTTTTATAGAAATAAAGGTCAGGTTTTAGGAGGGGGCATAACGAGCTGGGTTACTTCCAACTATACTTCGCAATATCCTACGCAGGATGCAGACCACGTAAAAGCAACAACCAATTTGGCAGGTCAGGAATGTTATCGTGCTACCGATCCTTCAAAATCATTGATAGGGGACGCTACCAATACAACCTGGTCATCTGCTAATGGAAGTAACGCAAGTCAGAGATTCCATATAGATTTGGGATCGGCAAAATTAATAAAAAGAATATATTACGAGAACTACCATTCATCGGGCAGCTATTCAAGCAAGGGGGCAAAAAATTTCACTATATGGGGTTCAAACAATGCAGCTGCATTTGCAGAATTAACTTACGGGACCGATACAAATTGGACGCAATTAACTCCCTCTCAGTCTACTTTTGACCAGCACGTTGCCGCAAATTCAGCAGACCCTAAATATATAACCCTTTTGGGTGTTACGGCTTATAGATATTGTGCGTTTAAGTTTTTAGATAACCACGGAGATGCTTCATATATGGCTGTCCGCAGGATTGAATTACAAACAGCAGACACAACATATTCCGTAAACAATGTTGTTTCGCACGGTGGATCATATTATAAATGCCTCGTAGAACACAATCCCGGTGTTTTTGCAGTTGATTTTGCCGCAGGATATTGGGAGGTTACCACTCCGACAGATACCCCTTATGAAATAGTAACACCTTTTACCGAGGCCGAACTCTTTGAAATTTCCTTTGCTCAGTCAGCAGATACCCTGTTTATCGCTCATCCTTCCCATAAGCCGATGGAACTTACACGCACCAGCGATAACTCATGGACGCTGAATTATCGCACATTCAAGTATGGAGATGACAGGGATATTACGGGAGCATCAAAGGCAGCATCCGTTGTCATTACTTCCGTAGCACATGGCCTTGAAGTCAACCAATGGGTAAAGTTCAGCGGCATTGTCGGAATGACGGAACTCAACGATCAGTATGGGAAGATTACCGCTAAAACTGATGATACATTTACCATAGGGGCGATAAATAGTAGTGCTTATGGAGCATATACAACGGGCGGTGTGGCGCAGCTTCTTGAATTTAAGGGGACAAAGAAGGCGATTACGGCAGCGACAGCAGCCAAACCAGTAGAGATTACCTGTGTAGATCACGGACTCGCTGACGGAGACCTTATCTGGATAGACAAGGTTATCGGCATGATCGAACTGAATAACAAAGTCTACACAATAGCTAATGCAACAGCCGATACATTTGAACTCACGGACGGGGCGGGTGCTGACATAGACGGGTCAGGTTACACCGCGTATGTATCGGGTGGCTATGAAACACCTACAATATTCACGGCGGTAGGTGATTATCCTGGGGCGGTAGCCTTCTTTGAACAGCGCCTTGTTTATGGTGGGTCTAACAACCAGCCTCAGACGGAGTGGCTCAGTGAATCCGGTGCATACGATACGTTCAACATTACGCAGACGGGCGATGATGTAGCTATCGAATATACCCTTGTTTCTGAGCGGGTAGACCGTATACGGTGGATGGTAGGTCAGGAGTATCTCATGGTGGGGACTGTCGGCGGCGTGTATAAATTGGGCGCCACGACGACCAGCGAACCACTTACACAGAGCAACGTCAACGCAAAGAGACAGACTACCTTTGGCGTTAAAGATGATGTCATGGCGAGGCTCGTCGGCGATTCTATCCTGTACGTGCAGCAGGGCGGCAGGACAGTACGAGACCTTTACTATACGATCAACAAGCCTGATACTGCCGGAGGGTATTCGGCGGGTAATCTTACTGCACTTGCCGAACACATAGCGAAAGGAACCACTGAGGCATTATCGGGCATTACCGATATTGATTATCAGCAGGAACCTTTCTCAATCTTACAATGTACCAGGGCAGACGGTCAGGCTCCTATTCTTGTTTACGACAGGGAGCAGCAGCTTGTAGGATGGGCCAGGACCGTCACCGGCAAGACCGCAGCGGGCACGTGGGATGAAATAGAATCCGTAGCCGTCATAAACAATGGTGAAATGGAAAACGAGGTATGGGTCAGCGTCAAAAGGACAATAGGCGGGAGCGATTACAGATATATAGAATATTTCAAACCGCAGGAGTTCTTTTCAGACATTAAGGAAGCCTTCTTTGTCGATTCAGGTCTTACATGGGACGGCGGAGATCCGGTGGCGATAGCAGGGATAAGCAAGGCGGCAACCGCCGTTGTTACCGTTGCGTCATGGCCTGTCGATGGAGATGGAAACGATCTTACTGACGGTGATGAGGTTTGTATCTACGATGTGGAGGGTATGACACAGGTAAACATTGATAATACGACCGCCTACACGGTAGCAGGAGCCAATAAAGGTGCTCTGACCTTCCAACTATCGGGCATCAATTCATCGGCCTATACCGCATGGTCAGCGGGCGGATACGTCAAAATCGTCACGAACAGCATTTCAAGCGGGCTTAGTCACCTGAATGGTCGGGATGTGGACATTCTCATTGATGGTGTCGCTGATACTCAGCAGGAAGTGACAGGCGGGGCCTTACCGTCTGCATTATCTGTTTACGGTAATCTCATTCATGTCGGTCTGCCATATGCGCCTTACCTGAAACCCATGAAGCCCGAAGCCGGATTACAGCAGGGGACTACCCAAGGGATGCTCGGCAGGACATATCATCTGCACATATCGGTCTATGAAAGCTACGGGGTAAAGGTGGGAGAGGATGAGGATAGTTTGTATGAGATAGGCGAGCTCAACGAGGATACTCCGTCACTGTGTACCGGATAT